CCACCTGACTCTAATCGGTTCAGCACCATTAGTTATCATTGCCGCAACAGCACCAGTAGCCCGTGTGCAAGCAACAGCAACACTAGAAACTGTTAACTGTTGATCACCTATAGACTCCCCATACTGAGAAGCGTTATATCTTATTCCTGACATTTAATCTCTCTTCCCAAAAATGTTTAAACGATTCGCATCTATTAAACTGTCCATTTCTTGTATCTTCTGTTGTATCTTTCTTAATTCAAACTCAAGCGATCTGGCGTTATCGCCCACCATTTTTCGTGTTGGTCGATAAGTTAAAGTCATTACTCTGCTGCTGCCGCCGTAGGTGGATCATCAGGCCAAACAACTTCAGACACCTTGCTGTGTGCGCTAGGTAGGTCACGTAGTTCTTGCCTGTATGTCGCCCATTCCTCAGCAGTATGCGCCCCTAAGGTTGCGTCTGCTATCTGTGTCCAGTCGCTGTCACGCAACTTACTGTTACGTTCTGCTCGAACAAAAGAGAAATCCAAATCTGCTTCTGCTCGCCCATCTTCTATTTCTTGTATTTCTTCAGCCGTGAGTTCGATGTACTCACCGTTCACGACCTTATATTTTGGTTCTGCCATTATGCTGCTCCGTTTATTCCATATAGTGTTGCGCTTGAATGTTGCACAAAATCATCGCTACTAGCAGTAATCGTAATCTGATCTACCGCCGCTGTGTTCGCCCACATTCCCGCAATTTCATAATAATAAAATTCTCCGCTAGTTGACGAATTGCTTGCCGCAGGGTTTGTTGCGAGAATAGGTTTGAAATGCGATGTGTTTGAATAGTTCGGAACCCACATTTGAAAACCTGAAAACATATTTGCCGTACCTGTGCCAGCAACCATTCTAGGATACGCCGCCACAGTCGCTTGGTTTGTATATTTTTCTACACTGACTGTAGTTCCTGTCAAATAAAAATTTGTGTAACTGTAATTAGTGGATGAAGTCTCGCCGTTGAACTGAACTTTGTATGACACTATTTTGCCTGCATTGTCGCCCCTTACGGAAAGGTCAACAAACAGATGGTCATAAGATGAAGAAATGCTTGTCCAATCAATTAGTGTCGCATTACCTGAACTTAACTCTGTGTGGTTTATTACATTCCAAACTGCCATTATGAACTATTCACCCCATATAAAGTAAATACTGAACCACGTGCAAAATCGTCAGTTTGTCCAGTCAATTTTATCCGATCAACCGCTCCTGTGTTATTCCATGTCCCCATAGTCATCCCTACCCTCTGCGCATAGGCACCTGATTTGCCTTCACAACTACCAATCTGAGTGTTCTTATTCGTGTTCGCATAATCATAAAGGTCAATAGTTGCAGTACCATAGGCTTCACTAACACTATTTTTTGCAGGGAGGAAATAATAAAACATCATCTTTGTATCAGCGGCAGTATTCGATCCATACGCTGTGCTTGCAATGAAATACATCACATTAGTCGAATAGTTACTTCCTGTGTCTACCGCCCCGCCTCCAGTACCCAACTGCAATTCAATACTTTTCTGAGAGGAGCCTGCACTGCGAGCGGAAATGCTAATCGACAGATTTTCGTAAGTGCTGGGAATACTTGTCCATTCCACATTCGCCGCATCTGCTTCTAAATAAGTTGTTTTAATCGCTTCATAAACTGCCATTAGGACACCATCCTTGGGAGAATACCGAACAAATCGACACGGCAACCAGTCGCCATAGTGTCACTACCTGCTGGATATCCCATAAGATAAAACGAAGTTAAAGGAGCCTGCTGAAACGCTGTAAATGCCCAAACAGACATATAGCCGTTAGCATCACCTGTGCCGACAGCACATTTGGCAAAACCTATTTTATTCTTTCCGCTGTTAATATCATGGAATTTTATTGTCACAGCAGAAAACTGATTAGCAGTCGCACTACCAGCAGTAATGTATCCACAAATGTTTTGGTTCGTGTAAGTATTTTCCCAAGTAGTCATAGTGGCTCCTGTTGACCACGCTCCTTGACTGTCGTAACCATTTGTTACCAGACCACTACCATTTATTTGGCAACGAAGGTAAGCACTTGCTGATGCTTCATCACTTCTCAAATAGCCAACCAACATCAGATCCTGATACTGTGACCAGTCGTTAGCACCAGTCGTGGAAGTAAAACCTATGCTTGAGGTGCTTGATCCAAGAATAGTTGTGGAAAGCGGAACCCATGCTTCACCATCAGTAAGAGTCCCATTTACTATGTAGTCGGGTGTTGCTGTGTTAATTGTTGCTGTCATTACGCCACCGCATATCTGATTAGAACAATACCAGTAGCACCATCGTAATCGCCGCCGTTAAACACACCACCAGCGCCGCCACCAGTATTAGGAACAGGTTTTTTTCTACCCGATACATCGTTATCGCCATCTCCACCGCCACCAGTACCGCCCGTGCCATCATTGGTTCCAGAAGCACCACCGCCGCCACCAGCATAAATAGCAGTTGAAGCCGTTATGCCGTAACTTGCCACACCACTGCCACCATTACCACCTTGACCTGAACTTGCATTAGCACCAACAGCGCCCATACCGCCGCCACCGCCACCAGCGCCTGAAACACCTGTACCACCATTATTTCCTTGAGATCCTGTTCCAGCACCACCCGAATACGGCGAGTTGCTTGGTCCCCCACCACCAGAACCACCCGCTTGACCAGCGGTACCCGAAGGTCCACCGCCGCCACCAAAAGCGGCTGTGACCCCTAAAGCAACACTGTTAGTAGCATCAACAGTTTGATTGGCTTTACCGCCAACACCGACAGTTATCGTATATGGACTTGAAGCAGCGTCAACAGTTAAACCTGTTGCTGTTTGCACACCACCAGCACCACCGCCAGCACCGAATCCTGAACTACCACCACCGCCTGCGACTATCAAATAATCAACGTCAGCGGTACCATCCACTACAGTAAACGTACCAGTACCCCTGAAAGCATGAACACGATATGTTGTGCCAGAATCCTCGTATTGGGTTATCATTCCACCGAAAGCAGTCATGACAGCAGCACCACCAGCCAAACCGCCGTTCATCCACGCAGAAACGTAAGTAGACGGATTAGCCTTCGCTAAATCCCGTCGACCATTCCACGTAGAAACGTAAGTGCTAGGGTTAGTCCTATCTTGTCGAAACACTATAAGACCTCTTAAGCAGTTATTCTATTAACGTAACCAAAGATTTGGATAGAACTAGTAGTAGCAGCAAAAGCACGAACCACCAAAGGTGAAGCATTACCTTTAATAATAAGCCCCGGAACTACTAAGACAAGTCCAGCCTCTGTGGTGATTGTTTGTTCAATCAGATCACCAGCAGCAGCACTACCCCACTCAATCGTTAATTTACGATCACTTGTGTCATAGTTGGCTGCATACAGCCATATCTCATCATAAGTAGTTGCTGTAGAAGAACCTGTATGAATTGCTTTGCCTGCTGAGGCAGCGTCATCTACAAGGATTCCTCTACCATCCGTACTTTCAGATAGTGTTATCTTTGAATATGTTGCCATATTGCCTTTCCTTTATTTAATTAAAAACCGAGTTTGTAAGAACGTTATTAGCGTCATTCCACGTAGGATCTCCAGCAGCAGCCCATTTAAGACCCACTCCAGAGATAGAAGAATCTGCTGTTAAAACATGACCATTAGTACCAACCGCTAAACGACCAGCAGTATCCGCTGCTGTACCAATGATAAGATCGCCTACAGCGTCTATTATACTTTTAGGTATTATTGTAGTATCAAGGGCTACTGTTCCTGTCGTATCAGGAAACGTAATAGTCTTGTCCGAACTGGGATCTGTAATAGCAAAAGTAGTAGTATGCCCATTACCAGTAGTAGCACCAGTAAACTCCAATGGACTAGCACCCTGAAAAGTAGCCTTAGCCTGAAAAGTACTAGTCTCCACTTGAAGAAGAGTACCCGCAATTGTGGTTTGAGAACCACTAACAGACAATGTGGGCGTTTGAGCCGCCCAATTAACAATGTTGCTAAAGTTAGCGTTCATTTGGGTGGCTACAATCTTTGCCCCAGCAGAGAAAGTATTAGGTGTTACTATCGCTCCCATTTAACGCAATCTCCTAGTTCTATACATGCCAACAACCGAAGTCACACCCCACTTGCCTGTAGCATCAGCAGCAGGAAATGACGCAAACCTCAAACTAATAGCCTTCGCTGTCCCAATTGACCCCCAACGGACAACCAAATACTTGTCTGTGGTGCCTTCTTGCGCCCATTCAGACGTATCCCATATACCGTTACCGGAACCAGTAGGGTCAGAATCCCAAGTAGCCTGCGTTATACCAGTAAAAGCACCTGATTGAACTTGTGAAGAAGACGCTAAATTGTAATCTTTGTATGCATACATGCTTAAAGCAACACTGTTATCAGACAGCAAAACAGTTCTTGTTTTGCCCCACCTTTTCAAAAACGTAGGACGATTACCTTCAAACCAACTGGTCTGATAATAAGAATTAATAACATTAACAGCAGAAGCACCATAATCGTCAGTGTCCACATTCTGATCTATTTTCGCTATCCGTATAGGCTTATACGCAGCCCCTGCCTCTATCTCAGATACAACCGCTATAGGAGAATGATCTTCCCCACTAGGACGATATGACAACATTGCACGAGCATTAATGTCATAACGCACCCATGCACCCGTGTTACCTAAACTAGGATCCCACATAAACACATTTCTACGGTTTGCTTGTTGAGATTCAGAAATGTTCTCAGCCGACTGATAATCAACTGAAACCCACAGTTTCTCGTCATACCACATCAAAGAAGGAGCA